CATTCCACTCATCTAATGTAAATTCACAAAAGATGCCAATATCTGTGATGATTGATTTGTAATTTCTAATGACATACTTTCGATCAATACAAATATCAATAAATTTATCAGGCTTGGCTAACTCTGCACCACAATCGCAATCACCTTTAGGGTAAGCAGGTTCGTTATGAACGGCGCAGTCTGAATGATGCTCAGGTTTGGCTAACTTGGCTGTTACATACTCATCCATCATCTTGCCAATGTCCGCCCAGTTATCAGCGTAACGCTCCATCAAATGCCAAGCTGTAGCACCATCAAGTTTTGCCCAGTCTTGCATATTGTCCGGTACTGTTGGCTCTTGCTCAGGCTTGGCTAACTCTGCTTTTAACTCACGGGCAGCGGCGAGTGCTTCTATTACTTTTGTTGTCGTTGGCTTTACGCACTCATCTAAAGCATCTTCAAGCGCATCAATAATTAAATCAATTTTGTTCATAACAATCTCTCTTTAACAAAAGCTCGTGCTGGGGTTACTTCACAATCAAGCATCGTCAATGCGCTGAGCGCCACTTCTTGCACTTCGCCGTGGCACTTTACTCTGAATATGCGAGCATCAAAATTTATATCATTGCGCCCATCCATATACTCGACAGGCTTATTGCAGACATCACAGATAGGTAACTCAAATATTGGTTGGTCAATTTTCATCTACCACCTCCACATCACGCCATTCACCAGTAATCTGTGCGCCATACGCATCGTACTCAGCCCAAAATTGCTGGAGTATGCGAACTGGTTTGGCAATCGCTATCATTTTTACGGGATCATTTTCAATCATTTCTACACGCTTAACAAAGCGCAGTTTATTTGTTGGTGTCATTGTTGGTGTCATTATTGCTCCATCTTTTGGATAACATATTTTGCATAGATCAAGCGACCAGCCATGTTTGCATTTTCCAATGTAAGCCATTATGTTCTCCTTGCTCTGATTGCTTTAGCCAACGTGTCACCCGCATATTCAACGCTGTCTTCACACAACGCCGCACACGCTTCACGTTCTTTTAGTACCGCTTGCTCCACCGCATCACGCATGATGCCAAGGTAATGTTCTGCACATTTTTTTGCTTCGTCTTGCCTGATTAAGTCTGCAAAGTTTTCTGTGTGTTCATCTTTCACTTCCTTTTTACTGTAGTCGCCCGCAAGTTCTATTAACTGAATCATATCCTCATGCCAAATCCTGCCAGCCCATTGTTTACCCTCTTTGTAGAAAAGAATATCTTGTAGGTGTGTTCCATTCGTTGAGTAGATAGGTATAGCTATGTACTTGCAATCATTGTCGTGCCAAGCTAGCTTTGCTTGTTTGATTAGTTCTTGTTCAGTCATTTATTACTCCCATACTTTTCGTTAAGTACAGCCCATTGCGTCTGGTTGATTGACCACCCCTTGCTCTGATTTGTTCTGCAAGTCTTGCGGCTTTAGCCTCATCACACAAATTCGCACAAGCCTCACGTTCATCAGCACGAATTAACTCGGCAAAGCGTTCAAGTTCTTCGTCATCAGCCAGCCATAATCCTGATAAAGCAAACTCTCTGCAAAACCCAGCCTGTTCAGCAAGTTCTTTGATTCGTTCGTTCATTTATTTGATTCCTCAATTGGTTTCATGGATTCTTGCAAATGCTCATTCATTTTCCTGTTATGTTCAAGCAATGCCTCAAGATCATCAATGGTATACCAACCCTCTTCTAGCCAGAATTTAGCTGTTCCGTACATTTGGTATTTAAGTTCTTTCATTTTGCATCCCTCGCTTGTTGCGCTTCCCAGTTAAGTCGTGTGCGGTTGTTTTTCGGCAGTAAGTCATATCGGTTTGGTTCGATCAGGGTTAGTTGGTGCGTGTGATACCAAGCTGAAGTACCTTGTTTAGGCAAAATATAAAGCTGATAATCATCCACTTTGTTATCGTCATGGCACAACTCAGCATAGGTACCAATAACAATAGCCTTGCATCCTTTTTCAAAGTGACTCATTGTCTTGCCAAGATCGTCGGCTATCTGAACCAAATCACCTCTGAAAAACTTTTGCTCTTTCATTGCATTTCCTTTATAGCTTTTCCTATTAGCACCAACCCAAACGCTATCCACCAACCCCCATGCGCATCAAAGTGCGCTAACACAAACGCTGTTAATAAACTAATCATTCCGCTTCTCCTGATACTATAAATGTTGTATCGTCATGGCGATACCCGTTACCTTCAACAAACGTACCATCTGCTACTAACTTCAGTATGCCTAACCTACGTCTAACAATCTCTGGTAAAGCATCGGCATCCCATATAGACAGCACACCGTCTTTCTTAATCAGATACTTAGAGTCTTTAATGACAATGTTATAGGAAGAGTTCTCGGCTTCCTCAATTGAAAGCACTAGCTTTACCATCTTGTTTAGCGTTGCTTCCTTTTCGGGAATAACTTTCATCTCTTCCCTAGTTCGATCATCCAACGTCAACATAAACTCATCCCATTTAGTCCTAATGAATTTCTGTATGTGTGGGGCGTTTTCCCATGCGTAACGTACTTCTCTTCCCTCCGCATTACGTATAACAACAAGGCCGTTCAAACCTATTTCCATACGCTTCTCAAAGAATTCAGTTTCGTTAAGTGGTGAAAAGTTCTTCTCTACATTCTTAATAGCTGCATCTAGCTTAGTAGTCTTAAGAGAATCACCTCGCTGCAACTTATCCCTTATGCGCCCATTAGTTACACAAAAAGAATTCATGCCGCCATTGCGCCCATAGTTGCGCTGAATCCAGAACCTACCTAACTTCTCACGGTTCAAGAACACTTCAAAACCAGTAGCGTATATACAATTAACTGGATGATCTGCTACGTTTATACGAAACGCCTCGAATTTCCAATCTGGATACTTAATTGCTAGCTTCTCAACCATAGGGTGTATTTCGATATGTGCGCCACCGAATGTATATTCAGACACATCAGCAGACCTGTCCCTCGCATACTCTTGTAATACTTTCTCGCCCGATACGTTAGGCAAGTTAATAGGTGCTATGTTTGGTGTAATCATTTCACTTCCCCCTGCTTGTCAACCCATGCTTGCGCTCTAGCAATCTTTCCCGTCACCCCATACAACTCAACGTACTCCTCATCAGGGTATAGGTCATAGATAAGCCCAACCAAATCGTGAAGAATACTTACTGCTTCATCAATGTTGTTCATTTACTTCTCCTTACCAGTCAAATTTTCCGAGGATTTCATCAATCTTAGTTTTCATGTCATGGCGCACCAAGGCATCTTCTTTAATCACCTCAATGTCTGCACCTAACATAGTTATTTCTAAGGCTCTTCGTGCTTCTTCCAACTTAGGGTCTTTAGTTACGTTGAGGTTAGTAAGCAAGCCGCACATCTGCGTAGCGTTAGTGACAAACGTATCATGCCACCTCTTTTTCTCCTCGCCCTCCGCTGATGATAGTTTCTCGCTCATCCCACGCAAAAGATTATGCAAGTCATCCCAAGGCTTACGCATTGCATCCGCTAACCGATTGTTGAAGTCTGACTCGTACTGCATCTTCATTTCTTCTAAGTCCTGCTGTGGTACATCTAAGCGAAAGTCACCAGCTTCGGGTAACGGGCTAAACACCAACCGGAACCCAAACTTACTTTGCAACTCATCAACCGATGGGTAGTCCTCCTCGTTGAACAGATCACCCATATACACCTGTGCTGTCTGCTTCAGGTTGTCGTAGTTGTCGTAGAGCCGTTGCGTTAATGTGTTGAAGTACGCTTGCTTAACATTCATTTGCTGCTTGTACTCCATGAACAACGATGTAGGTAACATGCGCCCACCTCGATCAGCCCAAGGCAATGTAACTTTGTTATGGTAAGCCCGACATGCTGCTGCAAAGTCACTAATCTCTTTGCGTAATGACGTACCCGCTAACAGATTCTTACGGAACGAACCCGAATCACTCGATGCCTTGTTATCGCTAATCACCGCTTTGGTTGCATCCTTGTCTAACTTTGCTGCTGTCCATACGCTGATGTTCAACTCTACTAGCATTGCGCTTGATGAAATACTCATGGTAAAACTCCCTGTGGTTAAAATAAAACTACTTTGTTACTCGCAATAACCGTTCTTGCATGTATTTGTACACTTCCATCTCATCTATACCAAATACACCTGTGTTATGAACACGACCTTTTTCCCACTCCTTATATAAAACTGTGTAAAACCTAAGCCCTTCGCTAGTAGGGGGGCTAGTCCCTTCTGTAATACTTATTATTTCCATCATTCATCCTGCGGTTTACCTGCTAACTTAGCCAACCGATACAACTCATCCGGTATTAACTTAACTGTAAGATGTGCCATATCAGAGTTATCTTGTGGGTATGCGTGGAGCGTTTCGTGTGTGTTACCTCCATCGTCTTTGTTGTACTTAGCCTTGTATATCTCAGCAGTACTAAGTATCTCTGCCATAGCACAAGCATCCTTAAAGTCCATTATGTATTCTCTATACCCAATACTTACGATTGCCTTAGCCATAACGTGCCTCCAGTTTCTCAATCATTAACTCAACAGCTTTGCGCCACCCTTCAGTAAACGCAAAGTACGCATCATGTTTATCTTTCAAAGTCAAACCATGCTCATACCAGAATTCTTGGAATTGCACATCCCATATATCTAGTTTCTTATCCATGTCAGTCCTTAACGTGAATAGTTTTGCCAATCGGTGCAACTACGGTATTACCACCAACGATTGCCCATAAGACGGGGACACCTTGCCAATCATCCTCAGTACCCCAATCGCTAATGTAACCATCTGTGAGAATGATGACGCATTCGGGTTTAATCGCTTGCGCCTTGAGATATTCAGCCATACAACGAGGGTCAGTACCACCACCGCCACGCATCTTGCCTGCTTCGATACTGGTTACTGCGTTACCCTCATACACTTCATGCTTCTCAACTGATGAATCCCAATCGATCATGTCGATCTTCTCAGGGCTAACCTCGGATGCAATACCCTTAGTCTCTGCCGCTGCCGCTGCTAACTCACCGCTGCCCATGCTTCCAGACGTATCTCTGCCGATAGCAATATGTCCAACCTTTTCCCCAATCATCGTAGGCATATATACGTCGCCTGATAAAAATCGTCTGTTCACTCGTCGCCATGATGAAGCATCCTTGTTATTACATACAGCCTTGACAAACTCCCGTAACTGCTCACGCCAATCTACTTGAGGTTCAAGCATCTCCTCAACTTCATGGTTAATGTTGCCGTTACCCTTACCGATACGCTTGTTAGCAATAAGCCCAGAGCGCAGCGCATTGTCCACCTCACGCTCTAACTCACGCTTCTCATCCTCGGATAACTCGGCTGCACCCTCCCAGTCATGCTCATCAAAGCCTTCACCACCTTCGCCTTCACCGCCGCCACCACCTTCACGTTGCTCTTTCTTTAGTATGTCGAACACTTGCTTAGCGTTCATACCTCGGAACCGTTCATCAACCAAGCCATACACCTTGCCGTCCTTCATTGGCATAGCAATTACTTTCTCGTGTGGGTCTAGGTCTTTGAGTTGCAAGTTAATAACATAGTCACATGCAGCGTTGGCTAAGAGGCGGTTCTCATCGCTAAGCTTCTTCCATGTAGTCAAGTGTCGGTAAGCCTTGTGCATATTCTCATGCAGTACAACGAACGCTAGCTCTTTGTCATCAAGCTCGTCAATAAACTTGCGCCCATACCACTCGTCCCTACCATTAGTCGCTGCGCTAACAAAGTTATCATCCACACGAGTCTTGCCGACCATCATAATGCCCGACCACAATGCAAACTCAGGGTTACGCATCAATGTAATCTTGATCTTTTTCAATCTGCGTTCTTGCTTGTCGTTCATCTCAGAACTCCTCAAAAGTAATACGTGTTTCACTTACCTTAACGAACTTACCCTTACCATCTAAGAACATATCAATCGTATTAAACGTGCTGTCCCTAAAGTTTACGAATCTAACAACTGTTATTCTCCATAGGTACGTCATCACTAGCGCCCATACCAGTAGAAACCACTCCGCTATCGTCATGTCCATTATGTCTTTCCATAAATTGTTGGTGTTTCTTGAATGCGTCTAACTCGTCCACAGCAGAGTAGAAGTTAGCGTTAGCAACAAGGGCTTTTTTATTCCCTGCATCTTTAACCTCCCACCACTCCACTATGAACAACGCCCCATACTTGCGTATCTTTAAGTCCTCGATCATAGTAAGTCTTGGTTCTTAGCAACCCAGTCACTAAACCGCTTGCTACTAAACGCCACTTGCTGCTTGCTTGAAGTCTTAGCGATATTGATAGCGAAACATGCTTGCCACTCTGGTTCGAACCGCTCGAGATACTGCATAAACTTATCCATCGATTCTTTAGTCACCTTAGCGATTGCACCGAATACCATAATTGCACATGCACCGGCTGACGTAGGTATAAGCGCATTGTTAGGGTCACTCGTAACCGCCTCCCACGTAGGTAACTGATCTGAATACTCGATGTACGCTTGCATATCTCTGGCTGCTGCCTCGCCAACTGCGCCTGTAAGAGCATTGATGATAGTATCCGCATCTAATTTGCCACGCTTCTTAACAATGTTAGATGCAGTCTCCAACGAGCGAGGCGATACATACGCTTGCTGTACTTTCTTAGGGTTAAAGATGTAAGGGTTATCACCTGATGCTGCGTCCATGTAACTCGCCATTGCGTGAGGGAACTGCTTAACCCATGCACATACTTCGGGTGCTACCTCATGCTCGATAGCCCAACCAATCCACTCATCTGCGCTAGGCTTGCGTACTGTTACTGGCACAACACGATTAAGAGTATGTGCTTTCATGTTGTCACCCACACCGTCACCGGACATATTGCCCGTCATAAAAACAATGTTATCTGGGCTGCAAGCAATGTCACCCAAGCGAGGGTTAGCCTTCTCCAATAGCGGATGCAACATATTAACTACAGGCTGTGCGCCTTTGGTAAACTCGTCAAGCATAATAATGACTGGCTTGCCCGTGTGCATCTTGAATCTGCGGTTCGGGTAGTATGCGGTTGTCTTGCTCTCATGGTCAATCACAGGCATAGCAATGTCACCCAAGTCCATATTAGGTACATCGATATACGCAATCTCATGGTCAGGAAACATTGCACCTAACTGCTTAAGTAGAGATGATTTGCCAATGCCCGGCTCGCCTCGTAATAGATAGCGATTCTCAGGGGTTGCTGCGATTAACTGCGCTGCTTGTTGCAGGGTTACGGTCTTACCAAAGTCGATGTTAGCCATTGCTTTTCCTTTTGTTTACATTGTCAAATACTACATTAAAAAAATATTTACTGCAAGCACTACTAAAACAGATACGAATACTTATTCTTGCGTACCATACCATCGGGTAACTCTACCTTCTTAATCACTTCATCCCTATGCTTAGCTAAGATAAACGAGTCCAACATATCAGCAATATCTTTACTCAGAATTTTCCACGTACCAGTAGAGGTATACGTAAAGACAAACGCCTTGTACTGCTCTCCCTCGTTGAACCACTTAACCATTAAGTTTATGCACTCAGGGCTAGTGACTGATACTATAGGTAAATTAAGTTTTTTATAGGTAGTCCCATCTTCTCCGTACTTATAATCCACTTCACCGAATAACTCTACCTTCTCCTCATAAGTTATTACTCCGTTCTCCCGCAGCTTAGCCATGCCGATAACGTAGTCACGTATCTCTGCGTATTTCTGTTTGGCTTGCTTAAACTCTTTGCGCCTAATGTGATATGTATAAGACTTGGGTATCTCCACCGCCTCCCAGTACCCAGACTCATTGCGCTTAAGTTTGAACGGCTCGTCTGCACTTATCTTAAACTGCTTATCCCTGATGCACAGCACGATGCGCCCATCGAACACCCTTGCACCCACACCACGCAACACCTCGCCTATGAATGCACACGTACTGGTGCTTACCCAACCTTGATACACGGATACCATATTGTCAGGATGAAACGTAACTACTGGTTTACTACCATATAAGCATTGGATGTCATTGTTATCTGCTTTGAATATCTTGTAGCTATCTACACTCCTACGATGTCCAAGCGGACGCACATTATCTCTACCCCTGATAGGCACAGTAGTATCGTACTGCTCAAGGGCTTGCTCATAACTATTGATAAGCCTAATGCCGCTATTCCTATATGCCGTGCCGTAACCGAATCCCATGTCAATCTCCTATGATTTCAAGTACTGCCCAGATACCGCATAACAAACCTACAAATATAATCGCTGCGTCAATCATATCCACAACCCCCTGTAGTATTTACCAAACAACACCAACCCTCTGCTAATACGCTCATTCATTGCATTTAACCCATCCCAGTCGCAATCCGCTTGGGCATCCGCTTTGTAATACTCGTTCTCCCACTCATTACTCACGATATGCTCGTGTGCAAAAATCATCTCGTCTAGCACCCACTCCCATCGCTTGAAGTGGTTATCATCTACGTCATAACTTTGTTCTGGTTTGGGTGCATTGGTTGACCGTATTTCCTCTGGCACATCCTCGTCTTGCACATAAGGTGCGCCTTGTGTTGTTGCTTTCAACTGCTTTAGTAAGGGTAAGATAATTAAAGATAGCGTATGGTCTGCGCTCCATGTATCCCACTCATCTATATGCACCTTGATTGTGCGCTTGCGCTTATTCTCTACCCACAAGAACGCTTTCTGCAACCATGAATCATTCTTCTCCCCTGCTAACCACTCGCCTAGCATCATAACTTTGTCATCGTTCTTGTCTTTCCAGAACAGCAGGTTTTCAGCTAACTGATAGCACCCGTACCAACTTTTATAGTTACCAATGTTAACTTTCATTTCTCATCCTCTCTGCGTCTTTGCTTGCGCTCTCGTTTATTACTTCTAAGGGTATACCCGCCATGTCCATACGGCGGTACGGTTGCGTCCAGTCCCATATCTCATCGAACGTATGCGAAAACCGCCCAAACAAATCCAGAAACTTATACTCCTCGCACACTATGCAATGCCATGTAAAGCTTTTGCACCGCTTACCTATGTTGCTAGTTAGCAGTCGGTGTTTCAGTTTGCGTACTTTCATCACGTTGTCCTTAATTAAGTATTATGGTTTTTCCGTTACTAAAAATCCAGCTTGCAATATCAAAGGGTGAATGCCTTCTCGCATTTGCAATATCAAGGGAGTCGCTACATACAGTTCTTTACCCCACAATTTAACGCTCTTATCTTCCGAACACGCATTCCATTTCAACGCATCGTCAAATACCATTTTGCTACCTACCTCGCCAACAACTGTTATGTTGCGCTCAGCGAATACCTCTCGCCAGTTTTTCGGCATCATCTCGTTGTAGAAGTCAGTCTCCCCATAAGCTAGCTCCCCTATGCAAGCAGATATTGCCAGTCCAGTCCGTATCTCTTTCATCACATTGTCCTTTTAGGGTTAAGTTGTTTGAGCATGCTCATGTCGCTGATGTGCATATAGTTGCTTTTGTTAATAGGTGCTATGGTGTGTTTAACTTGTTTAGCTTGCAAGTCTCCGCATGGTAAGCACGTTGTGTAGCCCAGACGATGCCGCCCTAGCGGTACATAACCGCCATAACATTTGCTGCATAAATACTTGCTGTCCTCGTTGTGCATGACGTTCTCCCTGAAAAATAACATTTGTTATATCGTTGTGGGTTAAGTCGTTGTGTGGTGTGTATTAAGTATGTCTAGGCAAACCTCGATACGCTCCCGTATAACCTGAGTGCGAAATTCGTCAAGCCCATTGGGGTTATTCATAGCAAGCCAAATGCTCCGTAAAAAACGCAAACAATCCAATCTATCTTTTTCCATCTTGCCGATGGTTTGCTCTAAGCTGTGTACATCAAGTATGTGTTGTTCGTTCATAATGTTATCTCCGCATTAAGAGTGATAGTTTCTTTTTCCCTGCTCGGCTTGCAGCATATCGTCAAGTGCATCGTGTACGCCTAGTTGATATTCGGGACACATTTCATAGGAGATAAAGTTAAGATTCTCCTCGATAGCATCGGCATAGCCACGAATGTATGAAGTGAATTGTGAGGGTAATGTTAAGTTATCTAATGTTATGGCGTTGGACGTTGTAATGTTATGGGGTGTGGTTTGAGCGGGCATACTAAAGACTCCTTAGAATGTTATGGAAATAGGGGTAATGTTATGTTAAATGTTATGGAAAATGGAAAATTAGATAACAATGCAAGAACCGCATGAACACTAGCTGAGCGTAAAGAAATCGGGTGTAATGTTATTTTGTTATAAGAAATAATATATATGAAGCAAAGTGAAAGTACTTTGTGCTTGCTCTACATTGTTATCTCTTTCAGTCTGAAAATCTGGAACATATATGTTTTTTCACATAACATTGTAACATTACGCTAAGTCATTGATTTTATTACATTGTTATCATAACATTAGACTTGACACTAAATAACATCGTAACATTAGCAGGGTTTACCCGCATATTGTTAACTTTACACACGAGATTTGATGCCAAAGGTTTGCGCTGAATGCACAGCATGAAGGGTTGATGATTGTGGTGAACGTGGTATGTCAAACCCACGCACCGATGGACGTTCTGCACCTAATGTTAACTTTGTAGGCGATGGCATTGTCCCACGTACTACGCTATGCACACGAGGTGCATTTGATGCGGGCATTAGAGTTGCACTTACACTACTACGCAATAAGTTAACAATGTCGGCGCTTAGCATTTTACCAAGTTGCATAACATTATCCTTGAGGTTGCAATGGACGCCCTTGCGGGCGTTTCGTCTCATTAAGACTCATCAGCATTGCTTACGCTGCCTTTTTGTACACACGACCACGAGCCTCGAGCAACTGGTCGATTAACTCTAACTCTGAATCTGACAACAATACCTTCTGACCATTTTTGGTAAACAAGCAACTAGCATGGTCATTACTGGTAAAACGCTCATTGACTACCAACGCACCCATATCGTCATTTTGTTTCTTCATGCGCTCGACCAATGATGCAACGGCATCGGACGCACGTGACTCAGGCGTACCCTTGAGGGGCTTGACAACTTTCTCTTTAACTTCGGTTACTTCAGTTTCGAACACGGGACGAGTTTTAATCGTCTCGAATACTTTGGCTTGACGTTTTTTGTCAACAACGCCCATGACCTTGTACAGTTTCTCACCCGCTTTAGGTGCAATAACATCTAGCCCTGCACGAGTAAACCAACGGGACAACGCTGCCTGTACGAATTTAGGCGTATTGTCGAGTAGATACTGAGCGAACGACACATTATCACCGCCATAAGCCTTCTGAACCGCAACAATACCCAACTCTTGAGCCTTGCTAGCGATACCAGATGATTGGCGATTAAGCGAACCAACTTGCTCGATAAACTGTTTAGTAACCACGTTAGCGTTAGACATAGTAATTTCTCCGATAGGGATAAGAGGATAGCTTGTCACCGATTAGCAACAAACACTATCCAGTTATCCCCGTCACACTATGGACATAACTATACGATAGCTATGCTTTGCATAACGGGATTAACTTGTATATCATGTTCAATTCTTACAGACGTGCTAAGGCTTAGTATCCTAGGGCAAAAACAAACCCTTCGACTAGGCGCAACGTATTAGCTAAAGCCGAACACTCAACGAATCGAGATAGGCGATAATGTACGCAAGCAAACCTTGCCTGTAAAAACTGAATCACTTTGTTAAAGAACGAGGCACTAACTACACCAAACTGCGCCGCTCAACTTCTGGACTTTACCCGAACATTGCCGCTTGGTATGATTCTAGTAAGCCTGAATGATGCGAGTTAAGCAATCAATTTATCGAATTTAATTAAACTATTTAATCCACCCGATTTCCCCTATTCAAACGCGAATAATTCCCATTCGTATCGGCTACCCCTACCCCACAAATTTATACTTAGGATTCCTTAGCCCCGCTATACTCTATGATCCGCACAACCAATCCCACGCCACCAAAATTCCACCCCCTTTACTAAATAAGTCTTAGCCCCCCACCCCCTATATAAAATTTTCCCGAGCACTGCACATCCTGCACGTAATTGACCCCCCTTATCTTTTTATTACCTCCCACACCCCCCCTCCCCCTATATAATTAGTTAAGTCTAGCTAACCGGAGGAAGTAATGAATCAGATCGAGATCGACATCAAAAGCTTATCTAAGGACATGCAGACATGGGTCAACTTTGAAATCGCCACAAGCAATGCACACGACATAGGGGTCAAGCTGCTACGCAAGCAAGCTGTAAAGGTAGACGGGGTAAGATGCTCTGGTTACTTCTGCGACTCAGCGCCAGAGCTAGTGGTGGCGTGTTACATGCCTGATAATAAGTGGTTGCCGATACTGGTTCACGAGAGCTGCCACAGAGATCAGTTCATACAAAACGTGCCTATATGGGATCAGCAGATTGAGTGGAAGGGAGAAGTTTATGCACCACTTGACTTGCTTCATCAGTGGTTGACTAAAGAGATAGAGCTGCCCAAAGCTAAGATTAAAGAGGTAGTCACCGCTTGTGCTGCATTAGAACTAGACTGCGAGATCAGGTCCGCTGCTAAGATTAACGAGTTCTATCTACCTCTTAATAGTAAGGAATACGTACAAAAGGCAAATGCTTATGTATACTTTTACCTCGTCATGGCTCATACCCGTGCTTGGTACCCCAAAGGAAAGTCACCGTTTTACTTAGCAGATGTATGGACTAAGATGCCGACCGACTTCAACAACGACTATACGAAGTTGCCACCTAAGTTTAAGAAGTTATTCTTAGAGAGATGCTTTAATGCCCATTAAAGACCCGGAAGAACGTAAGCGTAAACATAAAGAATATTCACGGAAATACTACTTAGCTAACAAAGAAAAGGTACTTGCCGCTACGACGGCAGCTAAGAAAAAGGCGCGAGAGTATTGGGACAAATTCAAGGCTACACTGGCTTGCGAAAAATGCGGACAAAATCACCCCGCTACGTTGGACTTCCATCACATCGTTAGAGATAAGTCTAACAGAAAAGTACACGAGCTTCTACGTAATTGGAACATAGGAGCTGCTAAAGAAGAAATAAAGAAGTGCCAAGTGCTTTGCGCTAACTGCCATCGCATACATCACTACGAGGAGCATAAGACTGCTAAAGCTGCCAAAGTTGCAAAACGTAAAAAATAAGATATACTGCGCATATCACCGTACACCTAGCGGTAGCAAAAACCTATGATTACAATTGAACCGTCGAAGGGACCCAAAGTGCCGTATAACACGGACGACGAGAAACCTAAGACCTTTCAAGACGAACTTGCTGTAACGGCAAACACTGTAGATATGCTTGAGGAATTAGGCATGTCAATAGAAGCGTCTCCGGAAGAATTGGAGAAGACTAAGAAATTAGTTACGTCAGCGATACAGAACCAAAAGGCGTCGGCCCTACAGCAACCCACCGCTGCCTATGCAGCAAAAGAATTCCTCAAACAGTACGCCAATCAGTTGGCAATGGATGTGCATGAGACTCGTTCGGCTATCACTGCTAAGCTTATGGAGATCGCTAACTGCGGCGACCCTAGGTACGAACTCAAGGCACTCGAGCTACTTGGCAAGCACAGCGACATCGGGCTATTCACCGAGCGAAGCGAAATTACAGTCAACTACAAGTCGTCGTCAGACTTAGAAAATGCAATCAAAGAGCGGGTTAAAAGATTGCTTAATGCTGATGTAATAGATGTTGTGCCCATAAGCGATACGTTGGAAGAAGAGTTGCACATTGAGCTGCAACCGGATGACGTCGAGGAAGAACCCGATGAGCATTGACCAGAACATAGACCTCGACAAAATACCCAGCATATTGAGTAAGTTGTCAGCAGCCGAGCAAAGGCAGCTATTGGTTGAGCTAGATAAGTTAGAAGAGCTTAAGGCTAAAGAGTTATCGCAGAAAAGGTTCTTGGCGTTCGTGGAGAAAGTGTGGCCGTCGTTTATAGCGGGTAGACACCATGCAAGAATGGCTGCGGCGTTTGAGGAGGTGGCCAATGGTACATGTAAGCGACTTATTATTAATATGCCTCCTCGTCACACTAAGTCTGAGTTTGCATCTTATCTTCTCCCAGCTTGGTTCTTGGGTAAGTTCCCGGGTAAAAAGGTTATTCAAACGTCTCACACCGCTGAATTGGCTGTCGGCTTTGGTAGAAAAGTTAGGAACTTGGTCGATTCGGAAGTGTATAAGTCAATATTTCCGGGAGTTGGACTACAAGCGGACTCTAAAGCTGCTGGCCGGTGGGCGACTAACGCTGGTGGAGACTACTTTGCTATCGGTGTGGGCGGTGCTGTTACGGGTAAAGGCGCGGATATCCTCATTATTGACGACCCACACTCAGAACAAGAAGCAACCATAGCGGAAAATAACCCAGAAGTCTACGACAAAACGTACGAGTGGTACACATCAGGTCCTCGGCAGCGTCTACAACCGGGTGGGGCTATCGTTATAGTGATGACTCGCTGGTCAAAACGTGATTTAACAGGTCAAGTTCTCAAATCTTCGCTGGAAAGAAATGGAGAAGAGTGGAAAGTAATCGAATTTCCTGCAATTTTACCTAGTGGCAACCCACTTTGGCCTGAATTTTGGCCCTTAGAACAGTTAGAAGCCCTTAGACATGAACTTCCGATAGGAAAATGGCAGGCTCAGTACCAGCAACAACCTACTTCTGACGTAAATGCTATCGTAAAACGTGAATGGTGGAAGATTTGGGACGGGGATAACGCACCATATTGTGATTTTGTCATCCAAAGTTGGGATACGGCGTTCCTAAAAACACAGCGAAGTGACTATTCAGCATGCACAACGTGGGGTGTTTTCTACCATGATGACGATACAGGCGTATCACAGGCCAATATTATATTACTAAATGCGTTCAAAAAACGTATGGAATTCCCAGAATTAAAGCAAAAAGCAATGGAACAATACCAGCAATGGGAGCCAGATGCACTTATAGTTGAAGCAAAAGCGTCCGGTGCGCCGTTGTTATTTGAGCTAAGAGCGATGGGAATACCGGTGCAGGATTATACTCCTAGTAAAGGCAATGATAAAATTGCCCGATTAAACTCCGTTGCGGATATGTTTGCGAGTGGATTTGTGTGGGTGCCTAATACACATTGGGCAGAAGAGCTTGTCGAAGAGGTTGCATCATTTCCTTCAGGCGAGCATGATGACTTAGTTGACTCCATGACCCAAGCTTTAATGCGTTTCCGTAGGGGCGGGTTTATTCGTCTGCACTCTGACGAACCCGAAGAGATTCGGTATTTTAAATCAAAACGCAACGCTGGGTTTTATAACGTATAGGACAGATTATGGCAATCGACAAAGGATTATATCAGGCCCCACAGGGAATAGCTGCTACGCAAGCAGAGCCAATTGAGATCGAAGTCGTTGATCCCGAAGCAGTACATATCAAAGCGGGGGATATGGAGATTGATATTGAAAAAGATGGGGAAGATGATTTTAGTCGAAACCTAGCCGAAGATTTAACCGAGTCAGAATTAATGACAATCGGTAGTGAGTTAGTAAGTTTGTTTGAAGCCGATCAAACTGCACGGAAAGACTGGGCAGATACGTATGTCGAAGGTCTTAAATTGCTAGGGCTAAAATATGAAGAAACTACCGAGCCTTGGGCTGGTGCTTGTGGTGTGTACCATCCTATGTTGGCAGAAGCGGTTGTTAGGTTTCAATCCGAAGCAATTATGGAAACCTTTCCTGCAATGGGTCCTGTAAAAACAGCGATTATTGGTAAAGAAACAACAGAAAAGCGCGAAGCCTCACTGCGTGTCAGCGACGATATGAACTACAAGCTGACCGAACAAATGACCGAGTACCGCCCAGAGCATGAGAAGTTATTGTGGAATTTACCACTGGCAGGTTCGGCGTTTAAGAAAGTTTATTTTGATCCTAGTTTGGGTCGCCAAGTAGCGATGTTTGTTCCCGCAGAAGATTTTGTTGTGCCTTATGGTGCAAGTAATCTGGATACTGCAGAACGTATGACCCACATAATGCGCAAGACAAAGAATGAGGTCAAGAAGCTACAAGTCGCTGGGTTCTATAGAGATGTGGACTTGGGCGAACCTCATGCAGTCCTTGACGATATTGAAAAGCGCAAGGCAGAAGAGCAGGGCTTCACGGCAATAAATGATAACCGCTTCCGTGTACTAGAGATACACGTAGACTATGACCTTCCCGGTTACGAAGATATGGATAAGGATGGTTATGAGACCGGTGTCGCACTGCCTTATATTATTACTATTGAGAAGAGTTCAGGCCAAGTATTAGCTATTAGACGCAACTGGTACGAGGATGATCCACTCAAGACTAAACGAGTTCACTTTGTTCATTACCAGTACGTCCCGGGGTTTGGCTTCTATGGTTACGGTCTTATTCATCTTATCGGCGGTTACGCTCGTAGTGCTACGTCCATTGTTCGGCAGTTGGTGGATGCAGGCACATTATCAAACCTTCCCGGTGGACTTAAATCGCGTGGATTGCGTGTCAAAGGCGATGATACCCCCATTAGTCCGGGAGAATTCCGAGACGTAGATGTTCCAAGCGGTACGATCAAAGACAACGTGATGTTGCTCCCATACAAAGAGCCAAGCCAGACGTTGTTCCAGTTGTTCAATCAGATCGTGCAAGAAGGTCGTAACTTCATTTCTGCTGGTGACTTACAAGTTTCTGACATGGGTGGCAACGCCCCAGTGGGTACGACGTTAGCGATACTTGAGCGAACTTTGAAGGTAATGAGCGCAATTCAAGCACGTTTGCACTACTCGATGAGGCAAGAGTTCCGCTTACTTAAAGTCATTATTGCTGACTACACACCAGAAGAATATGACTACGAGCCAGTTGAAGGTCAGGCATCGGCTAAGAAATCAGACTACGACGATATTGATGTAGTTCCAGTTAGCGATCCAAACGCTAGCACAATGGCTCAAAAGATTGTTCAGTACCAAGCTGTACTGCAGTTAGCTCAATCGGCACCACAGTTGTATAACTTGCCACTGCTACATAGACAGATGATTGAAGTCTTAGGTATTAAGAATGTAGAAAAATTGATACCTATGGCTATCGACCAGAAGCCAGCCGACCCAGTAACTGAGAACCAGAACATCCTGATGATGAAGCCAGTCAAGGCATTTAGTTATCAAGATCACGAGTCGCATATTGCTGTTCACATGGCTGCTATGCAAGACCCAAAAATTATGCAGTTGCTACAAAACAACCCACAAGCTCAGCAGTTACAAGCCACAATGATGGCACACATCAACGAGCATATTGGGTTCCAGTACCGCAAAGAAATCGAGAAGCAATTGGGTCACAATATGCCTGCTCAGAAAGAAGATGAACTCGGTGCAGAAGAAGATGTGGACTTGTCTCCAGAAGTGGAAGCTCGTATGTCCCCAATGTTGGCTCAAGCTGCACAACGCCTGTTGGCTCAAAACAAACAGCAAGCCGCACAGCAACAAGCTCAACAACAAGCGCAAGACCCGATCATTCAAATGCAAATGCAAGAGCTTCAAATCAAGGCTCAAGAGCAACAACGCAAAGCACAGAAAGATGCAACCGATGCGCAGCTTAAACTTAAACAACTTCAAATTGAAGAAGAGCGTATTAAGTCACAAGGGCGTATTGCAGCAGGCAATATCGTAGCTAACGCAGCAACTCAAGCGGCTAAAACAAAAGCGGCTAATAGACAGACCGCAGCAGGTATCGTGGCTGATATGGCAAAGACTCACGCCAATATTCAGAAAGAACATCAATTGAATGTTCAAAAACAATCTTTGAATGTTCAAAACCCTAAGAAGGAAACTAAATGACCGAATACGAATATATTCGTTTCGAGCTACAAAAAGAAGTGGATAGTAAATCCGGATTCATTGCCTCAGGCAATTGCCAAAGTTTTGACGAGTATAAGCATGTAACAGGGGTTATCCGGGGTCTTGCCCTTGCTATTGATTTAATCAAAGACCGCGAGCAAAAACTAGAGGACGATAATGGCTGAGCTATTAATTAGTGACGCAATGGGTAATATTTCTCAACTGCCTGAAAAACAGGAACAGAAAGCAACACAGTTACCCAAACCCGCTGGATATCACATTTTGTGTATGGTTCCGGCAGCAGACAACGAATACGAAAGTGGACTTGTTAAGGCAGAAATGTCTAAGCATTATGAAGAAGTATTGTCCCCCGTCCTATTTGTTGTTTCCATTGGCCCCGATGCTTATGTAGATAAAGAGCGCTTCCCAAGCGGTCCGCTATGTAAGGAAGGTGATTTCGTTTTGATTCGTCCTAACTCTGGATCACGTATTAAGATTCACGGTCAGGAATTCCGGATTATTAACGATGACTCCGTAGAGGCCGTAGTACAAGACCCTCGTGGCATTAGCCGCGCTTAAGGAGCAATAAATGGCAACAGAAGAATACGTAGCCGTCTACGACGGTAAAGGCGGTATGGTTCCAGCCGGTGAACAGTCCGATACGTTTGAATTTCCGGATGAAGCAGAAGCCAAACAGGTTAAGCAAAATGCAAAGCCTGCGGTGACTGAAAAGGAACCTGAACTAGATATTGAAATCGTCGATGATACTCCAGAGAAAGACCGTGGGCGCAAACCTATGGCCACACCTCCAGAGCCAGTCACTGACGACGAGCTTGAGTCTTATGACGAGAAAGTTCAAAAGCGCATTAAAAAGTTGGGTAAAGGCTATCACGATGAACGTCGTGCAAAAGAAGAAGCCCAGCGCATGCGAGATGAGGCAATCCGTGCTGCTAAAGTACTAGCTGATGAGTTGAAAAAGACTCAAGAACAGCTACACGAGGGCAGTAAGATTTTCATTGAGCAAGGCAAGAATGGCGCTGAGATTGAACTCGCAGCAGCTAAAAAAGCTTTTAAAGAAGCCTACGACAATGGCGACGGAGATGCACTAGCAGAAGCCCAGCAACGCATGGCAGAAGCAGCACTCAAAGTCGATAAAGCCAAGAATCTACGGCCTATTGAAGTAAAAGAAACTCCGGTTCATATCCCTGAATCTGAAGCACAACCATCCCAAGACCCTAAACTATCCGCTTGGCTAGACCAGAATGATTGGTATGGTGGTGAATCTCCAGAAGAAGATGAGATGACTGGACTTGCGATGACCATACATAATCGCCTTGCAAGGGAGTTTGGTGAGAAATATGTTGGTACAGATGAGTACTACGACAAAATTAGTAGTACAATCCGCAAAAGATTCCCCGATTATTTCGGGAGCCAAGAAGAAGTACCCCCTCCGGCAGAGGAAAAACCTCAACGCCGCGCAAAGCCTGCAGCTAATGTAGTAGCACCTGCTACTCGTTCTACAGCACCAAAGAAAGTTCAGTTAACTCCGACACAAGTGCAAATTGCAAAACGTCTAGGAGTACCACTTGAGCTTTACGCCCGCAAGGTTGCCGAACAAATTAATGGAGAAAGATAATGGTTAAGCCTAACCGCGATTTAGATTTACGTGAACTAGAAGCCCGTCCCGTGAACACTTGGGCACCGCCCGAGACACTGCCAATGCCTAATCCTAGAGAAGGCTGGGTTCATAGATACGTACGATTTTCTACAATGGGCGAAGCTGATCCAATGAATCTTTCTGGACGGCGTAGGGAAGGGTTTGAACCTGTAAAGGCAGAAGACTATCCTGAGCTAATGACCCACGCGGCTATCGACGGCCAGTTTAAGGGTTCAATTGAAGTTGGTGGTTTAGTACTTTGCCGAGCACCAAAAGAGATGATGGAACAACGTGCTGCTTATTATGAGCGCATGGCCAATTCTCAGATGGAATCGGTAGACAATAACTTTTTCCGTGATGAAGACCCACGTATGAAACTGTTCAAAGAACGGTCTACTAAAGTCACTTTCGGAAAGGGTTCTTAAAAATTCTCTTTCGGAGGTCTTAAATGGCTACAGTATCCAGCCCCTATGGGCTAAAGCCGATTAACCTGATCGGCGGTCAAGCATTTAACGGCGGTGTTATCCGCGAAATCTTGCTGACCACAAACAACACCGCTCCTATTGGTTTCGGTGACTTAGTTCAACTCGGTGCCTCAGTTGCAGGTCAACCTACTGTTGTAACGTCTACTCCTACCACTTCCAGCGTTGGTATCGTTGGTGTGTGCGTCGGCGTTCGTTATCAGTTGGCTGGTCAACAGCTTGGCTATCCTTTGTATGCTCAGTATTTGCCAGCTAACGCTGTCACTTCGGGTTATACCAACATCTATGTTCGTGTGATGGATGATCCAGATGCACTGTTCCAAGTGCAATCGCTTGGTTCGATTACCGTTGCTTCTATCGGTAAGACCATTGCTCTGGCCAACTTCACGGCGGGTACAAGTTCGACGACTGTTAACACCACGACTGGTAACTCGGTTGTTGCGTTGGCTTCTTCGGCTGCTAACACCAGTGCTTTGGCATGTAAGATCGTTGATTTGGTTAACGCTAACTCCTCGTTCGGTGGTAACTTCCCGTCCAACCCCGGTGATGCGTATACGGATTGTATCGTCAAGTTAAACTTTGGCGTTCACTCGTACTACCAGTCCGCTGGTACAACCAACTAATAAGGAGCTAAAAAATGGCTATTTCACGTTCGCAGCTCCTTAAAGAGCTACTCCCCGGTCTGAACGCATTGTTTGGTCTTGAATATGCACGTTACGGCGAAGAGCATAAAGAACTCTACGAAATCGAATCTTCAGAGCGTTCGTTCGAAGAAGAAACGAAGTTGTCGGGTTTCTCCGCTGCTCCAGTCAAGTCTGAAGGCGCTGCTATCGCTTACGATAACGCACAAGAAGCTTGGACGACTCGCTACTCACACGAAACCATTGCTCTTGGTTTTTCGATCACTGAAGAAGCAATTGAAGATAACCTCTACGATTCTTTGTCAGCTCGTTACACCAAGTCATTGGCTCGTGCTATGGCTTACACCAAGCAAGTTAAGGCTGCTTCGGTTCTGAACAACGGTTTTAGCTCAAGCTACGTAGGTGGCGACGGCGTATCTCTGTTCAACACTGCGCATCCTCTGGTTTCTGGTGGCACCAACGCCAACACCCCATCAACCCCTGTCGATCTTAACGAAACTTCTTTGGAAGCCGCTGTTATTCAGATCGCTGCATGGACTGATGAACGTGGTCTGTTGATCGCTGCTAAGCCACGCAAACTGGTTGTGCCTCCTTCATTGATGTTCGTTGCTACCCGTCTGTTGGAAACCAAACTCCGCGTTGGTACAAACAACAACGATATCAGCGCCATCAACAACAACGGCACTGTTCCAGAAGGTTACACTGTTAACCACTTCTTGACCGACGTTAACGCATGGTTCTTGTTGACCGACGTTCCTAACGGTCTGAAGCACTTCGTTCGTACTCCACTCCAGAATTCAATGGATGGAGACTTTGACACAGGCAACGTACGTTACAAGTCACGCGAGCGTTATTCGTTTGGCTGGTCGGACGCACTCGGTGCTTGGGGTTCGTCAGGTTCGTTCTAAGTAAAAGCCTTGTAAATCAAGGGTTTAGCGGGCTTCCACTCACAAGGTGGAAGCCTTTTTCTTTTCTGTTGACATTAAAAATAATAGGTTTATAATTACCCGTATCGTAACTCGGGGGGTATTATGGATTATCCAAAAACACGAAAAGAAGCACAATCAATAGGGGCTACACACTACTTTACTGGTAAACCTTGTAAATCAGGGCATATTGCTTTGCGTAAAACTAAAGGAGCTTGCGTCGAGTGCTTAAAACTAGATTGGCAGAAGGATAACGAAAAACGAAAAACCCAGCCTAAATCAAATGCAGCTAAAGAAGCGGGTAGACGATACTACGAGAGGAATAAAAGTGCGGTAATCGCCCGTGCGCAAGCTAGACCGCTAAAAGATAAACAACGATGGAAGAAAGCACATAAGTTATCTAACCCCGACTACTATAAAACTTTAACAAGCCTTAGAAAGCGTAGGCATAAAAATGCAACGCCTATATGGTTAACATACTCGCAAAAAACTGAGATTCGCCAGCTATATCAGATCGCTATTACTATGTCTAAAACAACAGGCGAACGCTATGTAGTTGACCACATAGTGCCATTAATAAGCGACGAAGTATGTGGCTTACATGTACCTTGGAACTTACGTGTCATAACCCAAGAAGAAAACTTGAAGAAATCAAATAAGCTGCTATAAATTACTTGCACATACTTTATTTTGGTGTATTATTAGCATATCTGGGATTTATACCTTACTGGACTGCCCCAGCAGACGATGCAACGATTGGTAAGGTACTTTTGCATAAGGAATTATTATGTCACGCGCTACCTTTGAAGGCCCAATTTTATCCGGCGACCAGCGTTTTGGCGCTTTGCGTAACGTCGGCTACACAGATTTAGTACAAGCAGCAGATATTGATTTAACTGTAACCACTAACGGTTCAGCTAACTACGGCGGTGCTTCTGGTCAGTTTGTTAATGCTAACGGCATACCTAACTTAAATGCTGTTGTTTATCAGCCATCTTCTTCAGTATACCCATCAGTAGCTCAAACTATTCCTGCTGATTCGGCAACAAACATCTATCGTGGCGCAGTAATGTATCTGCCCTACGGTTCCTCGATCAATGATATTTTTATTGATATCGGCGTTGTTCCAGCTATTACTACTGGTACATTGACCTCAACTACTGTTTATGTATCAAACAACTACACCGCAGCAGCCGGTACAGCCGTTTACGCTAACACCGCAGTTTTAACTTCACCTGCTGTTGGTCGTCAGTCATTGGCTACTTTCACCGCTACTCAACTAGCTAACCAAGCGTCCACTAGCACAGATATTTTGATTGCCAACGGTGCTGGTACAGGCCCAACTGCAAATAAACTTTCACAGGTTGTGTTTACTGTGGCTATCGTAGGTACTTCTTTAGCTGGCCCGATCACTGGTGGTAAGTTCTATTTCACCATTCGTTACACTCAGCTTGACGGTAGCATCGGTACTACGACTACTTACCCATACGGCAACTTTGAATAATTAGTCTTCGGGGGCTACGGCCCCTTTCTTTGATTTAGGAGATTAATTATGACAATGCAATATGATGTAAGAGGATCGCACCTTAGCGGTTCTGGTCTTATGGTTATGGGGCGTGTGCGCCTAAAAAACCTGATTTATCTTGGTACTGGCACTGCCGGTAGCCTTGATGTTTTTGATACGGCAACTGCTCCAGTTACAACGGGTACTTATGCACGTTCAGGTAATACTGTTACAGTTACTCAGACAGCACATGGCTTAACTACCGGGCAAAACATCGGTATTACTTTTGCTCCAGCTACAGGCGTTTCTGCAACTGCGGGCAACTATGTAGTTACTGTGACTGGTGCTAATACGTTTACCATTACAGACATTAACTCTGGCACAATCGCTGGTGGCACTGCTTGTATATATTCAACGGGTAAATGGATTACTAGCTACAATACAGGCACGGCAGTACAACCTTTCCAAGTTATTTTTTCTGGCGAAGGTATACTTGCATTAACAGGCGTCTATGTTGTTGTGACTAACATTAGTTATCAGACGATTCAATATGGCTAAGCCCGGGCTTTACGCTAATATCCACGCTAAACAAGAGCGGATTAAAGAAGGCTCTGGTGAAAAGATGCGTAAACCCGGTAGTAAAGGTGCCCCCACCGCCCAAGCATTTAAAGAGTCCGAAAAGACTGTGAAGATGAAAAAGGGCGGTGTTTCCCTTGCTGTTGGTCGTGGTGAAAAACTCCCTGTATCGCAAGGTGCAGGGCTTACTGCTAAAGGTCGTGCCAAATATAACGCTGCTACAGGTTCACATTTGAAAGCGCCACAGCCAGAAGGTGGCCCACGTAAGAAGTCATTTTGTGCCCGTATGAGTGGTATGCCCGGTCCGATGAAAGATGAAAAAGGTCGCCCAACTAGGAAAGCGGCAAGTCTTAAACGGTGGAACTGCAAATGAGTGATTCATCCGACCTCATAGAAACTGCAAGGGAGTTGGCTACACATGCTAACGAGATCAAACACTTACAGTCAGACATGGATAAAATGGTTAAAGATGTCGAAGAGATTAAAAACTCCATCCACATCATCCAAAAAACACTATCCGAAGCTCATGGTGGTTGGCGGATGCTACTATACGTTGGCGGAGCCGCTAGTATTCTTGGCGGTTGTGTGGCATGGCTAGTAGAGCATTTTTGGGGTAAGTAATGGTTGCCAAATTCCGTAAAGGCGGTATACCCGCTGATATCAACAAACAAAAGACCCACCATACAGATGGCGGTGTTCCTAATTACAGTCTTAACCGGTTTGCCGGTTTAAAGGAAGGTGGTATGGCTGAATCTAAATCAGAAATGAAAAAAGAAATGGCTGCTGATAAGAAGCAAGACGTTGCCATGATTAAAAAGGCGTTCAGAGAGCATGATGCTCAAGAACATAAAGGTCAAAAGGGTACTAAAATTACTCTGAAAAAAGGTGGCGAAGTGAAAAAATATGCAGCGGGTGGTAAGATTCAAGCCCAAATGAACAAACAATTACCTAAAGGCGTCTCTAAGCAAGGTATTGTTCCTGAATCTAAACAAATGGGAATGCTTGGTATGAAATCAGGTGGCATGGCTAAGGTTCGTAAAACCGAAATGGTCAAGATGGCTGGCGGCGGTAGCGTCAAAGAGACTCGTATGGAACCCGCTAAAATGGGTAAAGTCGCTCGTATAGATGCAGGCCCAGCTAAAAGAGAAGCCCGCCTAGAACCAGCAGGAATGGGTAAGGTAAAAACCCGTGATGCAGGTCCGGCTAAAAGAGAAGCACGTTTGGAACCCGCAGGAATGGGTAAAGTTAAAACCAATAGCAGCCCAGATGGGATTGCTAGCAAAGGCCGCACTCGTGGTCGTTATATGTAAGGAGCAATAAAATGAAAGACGAAATAATGAAAGAACCAAAACCCTTTTCTTCAATGCCACATCAAGATGATTCTATGGGGCAGCATGAGGTTGGTGGTCACGTAGCACATCACAAACACTTTGGCAAACATTCTGCCGGTCACAAACTGTATCACGAGGCTGTTAAAGCTATGTGCAGCGGTGGTATGGCTAAAGGTAAGTAATCATGGCTGACGCTAAAGACAAGAAAGAAATAAACAAAGCGATTGATGATGCAAAAAGAAACGAACGCATTAAAGCGTTTGAACTAGCTGCACAACGTCGAGCTGCTGCACAACAAACTCAAAGACCCGCTTCAACACAACAATCTGCTTTAGCGACAACGCAACCATCTATTTCTGCGTACGATACACCAGCTAATGCAATGGCTTCAGAAATGAAAAAAGGTGGGAAAGTTAAAATGGCTAAGAAAAAAGTTAAGCGGTATGATGAAGGTGGCGACGTAGAAAGCGGTGGTTTACGTGAAGTCTCCAAGAGTCGTTTTGACGAAGATACAAATGCCCGTGCAAAATCTTTTACCGATTCTGGCTATCGTGCAGAAGCAATGCCTGTAGAAAATGAACCTGCTCCTAAGGCTCGTTCGTTAACATCTTCAAGCCCTGCACCTAAAAAAGCTGCCCCTGATTACTCAGATCAGAACAGCCGCAACGCTGCTCCGGAAAAGAAAACACCTGATTATTCTGACCAAAATAGCCGTAATATCGCACCAAAAAATAAAACTTTTGAAACCCCAGCACGTATGGGTGATGATAGGAACGGCCCTATTGGTGACACAAAAGATGCGATTAAAGAAAAATACGAAAGTATGAAGGCTATGGGTAAATTTAAACCCAGACAAAAAGCATCTTCTACCGGGGAATCGGGTAAATTGAAATATGCTAAGGGCGGTATGGTTACTCGTCGTGGTGATGGCATTGCTCAACGTGGTAGAACTAAAGGCACAGTGCGATGAAATCCAGTCGCGGTATGGGGGCTATTGCCCCCGCTAAACAACCAAAGACTAACAAGTCGGCGGTGCTTTTAAAAGAGGGCGGTATGGCTACGAAAAAGAATTGGATTGCTGGCGCTATCAAGAAACCCGGTGCTTTGCGGGCGCAATTAGGCGCTAAAGAGGGTGAACCCATCCCTGCAAAGAAACTAGCTGCAGCAGCAAAGAAGCCCGGCAAACTAGGTCAAAGAGCAAGACTTGCTGAGACCCTTAAAGGTATGAAAAAATGACAACCACGGGAACCGTTGCGTTTAATCTAGACTTAGGCGACTGTATTGAAGAAGCCTTTGAACGGTGTGGGCAAGAAGTTCGCACTGGTTATGATTTTCGCACGGCTCGTCGTAGTTTAAACTTGTTGACTATTGAGTGGGCAAACAGGGGCATTAACCTGTGGACGATTGAGCAGGGTACGATTAACCTATTACAGGGTGTAAATACTTATGACTTACCTACGGACACTATTGACCTACTTGAACACCAAATACGAACAAACGCTGGGCAACAAAATAACCAAACCGACATTACTATTTCTCGTATTAGTGTTTCTACTTACTCTACTATACCCAATAAACTAGCTCAGGGTAGACCAATTCAGGTTTGGATTAATAGACAAAGTGGTGCGGATTACCCCACTGGAAATAACCCTGATAGACAACCTCAAATAACGGTATGGCCTACACCAGATCAAGGTACAGTATCAAGTCCGTATTATCAGTTTGTTTACTGGCGCATGAGACGTATTCAAGATGCAGGCAATGCGGTGAATACCCAAGATATTCCGTTTCGTTTCCTTAATGCAATGGTAGCGGGGCTTGCTTATTACTTGTCGATGAAACTACAAGGTGTTGACCCACAGCGCATTATGGGGTTGAAGGCTGACTATGAGCAGCAGTTTCAGTTTGCGGCAGAAGAAGATAGAGAGAAGGCTCCGATACGGTTCATTCCGCGTCAGATGTATTTAGGGAACGGCTAAATGACTACGATGTTCGCATCCGGTAAGTTCGCTATTGCCGAGTGTGATAGGTGTGGGTTTCGTTTTAAGTTGACGACGCTCAAAAAACTTACGATTAAGACGAAGAACGTAAGTATTAAAGTATGTAAAGAGTGCTGGGAAATGGATCATCCCCAGTTACAATTAGGTATGTACCCTGTTAACGATCCTCAGGCTGTACGTGAACCACGGCGGGATAACAGTTATTATCAGTCAGGTAATACAGGGTTGCAGATTAAAGTCAATGGTGGTACTACAATAGCAGGTAATGGTACACCATCGGGCGGCAGTAGACAGATTCAGTGGGGGTGGAACCCCGTGGGTATGAAATATGATTTTGGGGAAACTCCAAACGATTTAATTGGGGTGGGTAGTGTAGGTAAAGTAACCATAGGTTAAGGAGCCAATCATGGCAGAAGCAAAGAAAGTAAAGACAGGCGGCAAGGCTGGCGGCAAAACCAACGAAGGTATGCTTGCTAATGGTCGTAACCGTGAAAAGTTAGCTAATCAGTGTGGTTCAGTCCAACTGAAGGGTAAAGGCAAATAATATGAATAAGAAAGAGAATCTTCCAGCACAAGTTTATGCTCAGCCACACACCCCAACCGGTGCAAAACTGAACGAAAAACTTTTGGGCGGCGGTGCGTTTGACTATAGCGATATGAAAACTGAGGGTATTACAACCCGTGGTAATGGTTGCGCTACAAAAGGTACGAAAGCTCGTGGCCCTATGGCCTAAGGTGTAAACAATGGATTACACGACGCTGTTTAATACGATTAAGACTTACTGCGAAAACGATTTTCCTAGTACGTCTTTTACTGGTACTGACGGTACAACTGTCGTTACCACACTTAGCCCTGCGCAAATCAATACATTTATCCAGCAGGCAGAAGAGCGTATTTACAACTCCGTGCAACTGCCATCACTTCGTCGCAACGTGACCGGCTCCTTAACTGCAAGTAACCAATACCTTACCGCACCGTCTGATTTTTTGGCGGTCTATTCATTGGCGGTTATTGATAGCTCAGGGAACTACACGTTCCTTTTAAATAAAGACGTTAATTATATTCGGGAAGCCTACCCCTCCCCCACTACCAAGGCTACCCCCAAATACTATGCACTGTTTGGCCCTGCTACAGGTTTACCGAACGAACTTGCATTTATAGTTGGACCTACACCCGATCTGTCGTATAACGTCGAATTGCACTATTTTTATTATCCACAGTCTATTGTCACGGCGGGTACTAGCTGGGTTGGCGATAATTATGATCCAGTGTTGCTTTATGGTTCATTAGTTGAGGCGTATACGTTTATGAAGGGTGAGGCGGATATGATTGCGCTTTATAATTCAAAATACCAAGAAGCTTTAGCACAACTCAAACGTCTGGGCGATGGTATGGAACGTCAGGATGCCTATCGTTCTGGTCAAGTACGAGTAAAAGTAACTTAATTTTAGGAGCCTACAATGGCAATTTCGCAAGCAATGTGTACTAGCTTTAAGGTTGAAATCCTGAGTAGCTACCATAACTTCAATACAACCAACCCAGCTCACACGGCTAACACACAGGACGTATTTAAAATCGCTCTGTACACCTCGTCGGCTACGTTGGATTCCACAACCACTGTTTACTCTACTACTAACGAAGTAACGGGTACGGGTTATACGGCTGGTGGTAATACGTTGACTATCTCGCAGGTTCCTGTTTCTTCGGGTACGCCTACGACTACAGCTTATTTGAACTTCAGCAATACGTCATGGACTACGGCTACTATTACGGCTCGTGGCGCTTTGATTTATAACAGCTCGCAGGGTAACCGTGCCGTGGCTGTGCTGGACTTTGGTTCGGATAAAACGTCAACTGCTGGTACATTCCAGATCAACTTCCCAACGGCTGGTACTGGTAGCTCGATTATCCAGATCGCTTAATGGGGGTTTACTATGACTCCCGTTATTGTTAGCCAACCGGCAGTAGTTGTACACGACGACATCTCAGCGATTAACTTTACCGCAAAGGGTGGTGGTTATACGCTGAGTGATGCCATTGTGGGCGATACTGACTACATCAACTCCCTGACACCAGACCAGATCACGGCGATTCAGACTGAACGCTTTAACAACTGGTACACGATTATCACTACCCCAACGGAAGCCCCCGTCGATCCTGTTGACCCACAGGTGTAATAAATGGCTGCTCGATACTGGGTCGGTGGTACTGCTACATGGGATGGAACAGCAGGTACTAAATGGGCTTTGACTTCTGGCGGTGCTGGTGGTCAAGCTGTTCCTACGTCTGCTGATACGGTATTCTTTGATGCTAACTCAGGCGCAAACACAGTAACGATTGGTTCTGGTACAGCAGTATGCTTAACGCTTACTCTTACTGGTTTTACTGGAACATTAGCGTTCGGTACTAACTCAATTACGGTATCTGGCACTAACACCACAATATTTACAGGTGCAACTACTTGTACGGTAACAGGAACACCATTACTAATTTGTAATGGAGCAGGAACTAGCGGTCAAACAAGAACCATTAACACTACTTCTATGGCTGAAACTAACTTAATTAGTTTCAACATAACAGCAGGGGTAGACATTGTAAGTTTTACTACATCAAGAACAAAAACCATAAACTTTACTGGTTTTACAGGATCATTAGTAGCTACTTCACACACTATTTATGGTGATTTAGTTTTATCGTCAGGAATGACCGTAACTGCAAGTGCGACTGTTTTAACTTTTTCTAGCACTCTTGTTCAACAAAACATTACAACAAACGGTACATTGTTAGATAGACCACTTACATTTAGTGGAACTAATACTTATCAATTACAAGATGCTTTAACTACAAGTTCAGCGAGAACACTGACGCTGACAACGGGTACGTTAGACTTAAATAACAAGACACTAACTACTGGATTGTTTTCGTCATCAAACTCAAATACTAGAACTTTAGCTTTCGGTGTTTCTGGCTCTTTAAACGTAGGCGGTACTGGTACAGTTATAGGTTGTTTAACATATACTGGCTTAACCATAACAGGATCATCAAACGTCAACGTAACGAGTACTGGCTCTACGGCTATAACAATTCAAACTCCCAACGTAACAAACCCGTTTAACTATGCGTTTACTGGTGGTACATACGCACTTACATTTTCAGTTAACTTCTTTGTAGGCGGTCTTAACTTTACTGGCTATGCAGGTACTCTAGGTAATGCTGCTTTGAGCGTCAATGGAAGCGTGGTTATATCCACGGGAATGACGTTAACTGCCGGAACAAACGCTTGGACGATAGCTGGTTTAACGCAGCAAAATATAACTACAAACGGTAAAACACTAGATTTCCCAGTTAACTTCGGTAGCGGCACATCTACAAATACAATCCAGCTTCAAGATGCAATGACTCTAGGAAGTGCCAGAGCGTGTACTTTAGCTGGCAGCACACTAGATTTAAACAGCAAAGCATTAACATCCGCTTCATTTTCGTTAACAGGAACTAATACAAAATCAATACTATTTGGTACTGGAAGTATTACTGTAGTGGGTAACGGCGGTGCGGTTCTTGGCGGCGGTACTTTGACAGGGTTTACCTATACAGGTACTCCGACTATAAACGCAACATACTCAGGGGCTACAGGTACTAGAACATTTAACTGGGGTAATGCTGTTGGTGGTGCAGAATCAAACGCTGTATCAGTTAACATATCTGCTGGTACAGATATTATTGCAGCATCGGGTTCTTTTTTAAATTTAAACTTTACAGGGTTTTCTGGTACATATAATAATAACGCTAAAAACATTTATGGTAATTTAGTTTTTTCGTCGGGGATGACACTAACCGCCGGAACAATCGCCCAAGTTTTTGCAAGCACCCTTGTCCAACAAAACATTACAACAAACGGTAAAACGCTAGATTTTCCACTTACATTCAGCGGCACAAATACGTATCAACTGCAAGATGCAATGACGGTCGGTAGTACCAGAATTATTACGCTTACTACTGGCACGTTGGATATGAATAGCAAGACACTTAATTGCGGGTTCTTTGCTTCAAACAATAACAACTCAAGAACTCTTGCATTTGGAACAGCAACTTTATATGTAAACGGTAGTGGGGCTAATACTTTTGTATCAAACGGTACACCTGCAATGTTGGCTACGGGTAATAGGGTTGTTATTGCTACGTACTCTGGTTCTGTGGGTACAAGAGTTTTTACAACTGGTGCTGTATTAGAAACAAGTGCTGTAGACCTATACATAACTGGCGGTACAGATACAGTCACGCCAAACGGAAACTTTAGGACAATAGACTTTACGGGTTTTGCAGGGACGCTAACAAACATTGGTCGATCTTTGTATGGAAACTTAGTTTTAAGTACAGGTATGACCATTACAGCAGGAGCAAACGGAACAACATTTATTGGTACGCTATCACAGCAAAATATTACATCCAACGGTCAAACGATGGATTTTCCGTTTACATTTAGCGGAACTCAAACTTATCAATTACAAGACGCATTAACTTCTAGTTCTGCTCGAACTTATTCGTTTACGTCAGGAACGATTGATTTAAATGGCAAAACACTTACTACAGGATTGTTTTCAATTACTGGAGCAACCACTAGATCAATCAGTTTTAACTCTGGAAAAATTGTAATTCTTGCTATAGGAACATCTTGGAGCGTTTCTGGTTCTAATTTCACCACATCTGGATCAGGCACAATTAGCATGAATAACGCTTCTGGCAAAACATTTGCTGGTGGTGGTTTTACTTATCCAACATTAAGTCAAGACGGTGCTGGTACATTGACGATTACTGGATCAAATACGTTTGCCAACATTACAAATACGGTACAACCGACTACAATAACTTTTCAGGCTGGGTCCACCACAACGGTAAGCAACTTCAACGTCAACGGCACATCTGGCAACCTAGTAACACTTAACTCCGATACGCCCGGCACTCAATTTACTTTGCTTAAGGTCTAGCTGTGGCTACCGTAAACGTCCAATATCTAGCAATTCAGGACAGTAATGCTACCCCAAGCAGTACTTGGTTTGCTACGAACTCCACGGACAATGGTAATAACACAGGTTGGAATTTTGGAACTGCTAGTGTTACCGTTAATGCTACAGGCGTTACGGGTACTGGGTCGGTAAATAGCGTTACTGCAACTGGGTATTCTAACTATACGGTTTCTGGCGTTACGGGTACTGGGTCGGTTAGTTCTGTTACCGTTGTTGTACAAACGGATGTTACGGTTTCTGCTACAGGCGTTACGGGTACTGGGTCGGTTGGTTCTGTTACGGTTGTTATACCAACTAATGTTACTGTTTCCGTCACTGGGGTTACAGGTACTGCTTCTGTTGGAAACGTCTCTGTTACCGGAAGTTCTAATTACACTGTTTCAGGAGTATCTGCAAGTGCGTCGGTTAACTCTGTATCTGTTGCGCTTACTACGCCGGTCAATGTCACGGGAGTATCGGGAACGGGTTCTGTTGGCACTGCAACTGTTAGCGGTAGTGCTTCTGTTAGTGTTCTCGGAGTAACAGGTACTGGGTCGGTTGGTACGGTAACTGCATTTACCAATATAACTACAAACGTAACTGGGGTTTCTGGTACTGGCTCGGTAGGCTCGGTTACTGAAACAGGTGGTGCTACCATCTATGTATTGGGTGTAACCGGTACAGGCAGGATCGGGGTAGTATCCGTAATTGGTGCATCTAACGTCTATCCTACAGGTGTTACGGGTACTGGATCAGTCGGTAATGTATATATTCCTACCTTTGTATCAGGTGTAACGGGTACTGGAAGCGTTGGAAATACTACCGAAACTGGCTCGGCTAATGTATACTTGACAGGTGTACAAGGAATTGGTAGTGTTGGTAAAGTTAGTGTCTGGGGGCTGATTGATACCTCTCAAACTCCTAACTGGGCAAATATAACTGATACTGGCGGCGCAGGGTGGACGGACGTTAACACGACACAAAGTACAAATTGGGTGGATATATCTGTTTCAAATACCCCGGGGTGGACGGATATTAATGATGCCCAAAACCCAAATTGGAAAAATATTATAGCTGCGTAAACTTTAGGAACTAAAATGTCATCAACTTACTCAACTTCGTTACGTTTAGAGCTTATAGGTACGGGCGAACAGGCAGGTGTTTGGGGTAACACGACCAATACAAACTTAGGTACGTTGCTCGAGCAAGCCATTACTGGTGTAGTCGCAATTAGTATCCCAACAGATGCAGACTATACGCTGACTACCAACAATGGCGCTTCTGACCAAGCACGTAACGTAGTATTAATTTTTACAAGTTCTGCATTAACCGCAGCAAGAAATGTGATATTTCCCTCGGTTAATAAGACTTACACAATCGTCAATAATACTTCATACACCCTGACTGTTAAGACTGCTTCCGGTACAGGCGTAGCTGTTACATCTGGTATTTCTACGCAAGTATATTGCAACGGGACTAATGTATATTCTTCCATAACCCTACCAACTACAGGTACTACGTGGCAGTCAGTACAAACAACAAACTTTGCGGCAACTACAAGCAACGGCTACCCAGTTAATACTACGTCAGGTGCAATTACAGTAACTCTCCCTGCTTCGCCATCTGCCGGTAACTTTATAACTCTAACTGATTACGCCCGCACATTTGGTACAAACAACCTTACCATTAACCCCAATGGTAATAATATAAACGCAAGCACAAGCAATATAGCTATAACCACTAACGGCGCATCTGTGTCGCTTGTTTATATTGATTC